GAATAGCAAAAGCTAAACTTTTGACTTCTTTATCTCCGCTTGCAATAGCCCTTTTTTCTATCCAATCAACTAATACATTAATAGGTACTTTTTTACCTCCTGATTTTCTACCCTCATTTACATAGATACCATATTCATCCATAAGAATCTCTATGACTATGCTGTTAGGTAATTCTATTACTCTTTGCTCAAAACTATTAACTAGATTACCCGTTGCTTTATGCCCTTGCTCTATTAACTCCTTTTGTAAGGATGCTATAATTAATTTACCTACTTGCTTATAATTTACCATCAGTAACTAAATGAACCTAAAGTACAATTACTATCTAATTCAACTGTTATTGTATAAGTACTTTGCACAAGCTTATCATTATGGACATCATGAGCTAAGAAACCACTTAAAGAAGTATTATTTACAATACTAAAACCATTAGAGCCGTCTATATTCCTTCTCATAACTTCAGCTATGTACTGATCTAAAATATTGTCTATTTCTCCTTGCTTTTGTTGTAGGCTCTTAGTACCTCTTTCTGCTGTGTTATAATCACCATAACAAAAGATATTAAGCGTAAACTGTTTACCTCTTGGCAAAAAACTATTATTATTTGCACCTCTAACAAAGTTAGGAGTAGAGTTAATTAATATCATTGGATATGCTTTATTCTGTAAAGTTCCATTAACCCTACTAACCCTGTCATAAACAAAATAATTAACGGAAGCAAAAGCATCTGCAACCGTTTTAAACTCATCTATTATATCTTTAAATACTGCCATAATTATAATATTGCAAAGAAGTCACCTCCACTAGTATCTACTGAACCTCCTAAGCCTTTTATCTCTGTTCTATCAAGTGTTAAGTTACCGCTTGCACTAGTTGCCCTTACATTAATAGTACCAGCACTATGTCCAGCATTAGCACTAATTGCACCCGTTGCTACCTGTCTATTAACATTATGAGTAGTGAAAGTTTGGTTAGTTCCTGTTGGTATCTGTTGAGTAAGAATAACATTTACACAGCAAGAAGTAGTCATAATTAATGAATCCTCCTCTACTGTTATATCACCACTATGAGGGGATGGTTGTCCTCCTGTCCTTTGTGATGCACCTACGCCTCCTGAATCTGTAAAGCTTCTAATATGTACACTAACACCGTTCCAAACACTAGCACTAAAACTAAGCGTTAATGTATTGCTGCCAGTAGGAGGGTTTTCTAAGTAATAAAAAGCCATTTTTTGACCTAAACCACCTCTATTAATTTGATACAGTTGAGTCATAGCTTCACCTCCATACGTAGCTCCTGTAAAATTCCTATTATTAGTCATAGAAAGCTGTACTACTATTAAACCATCATCACCAGTATTCTGGGTATGAGTATAGTTTTTAGAACTAGCTCCTGGAGTAGCACTTGAGTTAGTTGTATTTCCTTTAGTAGGAGTTGCCATTTATAACTGATTTATATTAGTAATTTCAATTAAACTTAAACCCTCAATGCTATCTGTTTGAGTAGCTGCTTCATTTACATATTCAGTAGTTGCAAAAAATGTACTTATTGAAACTAATCCTAAACTTAACTTAGTTCTGTTTTCTCCTATGAATTTACCTAACGTAGAATCATAATCCTCATTTATCTGATTAATTACACCTGTATCAGTAGTATAACCTACATCAGTATATTTAAGATTATCAGTACCCTCTAATTCTATTTTTGAAATAATTGTTATCATTTTAAGCTTCTTCTTTAATTGCTATAACATCCCATTTAGTATCAGTATCATTATAAATACATCCTATGTATAATTTCTTACTTACTGTTGTAGTAGTTGGTAAAGTAACACCAATAGCAGTAAATATTGCATTAAAACTAATTGACCTAGCAGAACCATCATCTTTAAGTCTAATGATTAGCTTTTGACCCTGAACAGGTGAACCCGTTGGAACTGCTATTGTTAATCCTTCAGCCTGTGCCGTTATTACTGCAAAATCTGTACTATCAGCATCTACTGTTAATGTTGCTGTTGATGCAGTTGATGTACTAATAGGATTAATAACCGCTTTTCTCTTAATGCTCTTTTTATTTCCTGAATCTCCACTATCCTCAATAATGAATTCATCAGCATTAGCAACAGTTGTTTTCTCTGTTATTGCTGTAATCTCATTAGCAGCGTTAACATGAACAGCATTTGCATCACTTGTAGCAGGTAAATCAGCAATAGTTATCTTTTTCTTATTGTTACTATCAGCAGTATCTTCTATTAATAAAATATCACTAGTTGTAGGAGTACCTTTAGCAGTTATCCCATTAATCTCACCTCCTACATTTACATGAACAGCATTTGCATCAGTACCACCACCACCAGAAACATCAATATAACCCCTTACAGTAGAATATAAAGCATCTATATCACCAGTACTAGGACTTGTAACCTCTGAGAATGGAATACTTATGTAAACCTGTCCTCTTTGATTACCATCATCATCAGAGTCATCATAGATATTAATATTATTGCTTCTTTTTAAAAGCTTTACGTTACCATGTTTGATATAGGTTACTGCACCACCGTAGTTAATTTCTATACCGCTTGTTAAGTTAGTTATCGTTGCCATTAGTCTATATAAGTTCTAATTGTTGTATATAAATTATTTAAGTCAGCTGTACTAGGGCTTGTAACCTCTGCATGAGTAACCCTAATAGCATCTGCTCCTTTTCTGTTTTCTGAATTATCGTAAATAGAAACCGTTGAACTGCTTTTAATCAGCTTAACATTTGCATACTTAATAAAATAAGTATCACCATGAGAATCAACTATCTCAATACCATCTGTTTTATTTGTAATTGTAGCCATATCTTTTAAATGTATAGCTTATGTTGG